AAGGTAGATCTCCTCGACAATTCCGTTACGGAAGGAGCCTATGGAATGGCCAAAACAGTTGCCGTTCCGAGACCAACAGTTTTACGAAGCGAGGGTACAACATCGAAAGAACGAGTTTTTCGATTGAAACCACCTGCACCAGAATTACCACTAAGGCAAGTTGCCATTGCGCATGCTGAAGGAGCAAACGATGAGAATGCTTTGCAAGTTGCGGAGTCCGCAATTTCACCAGCTTTGGTAACTGTTCAATCTATGGTTCGAACCATGCAAGGATTAATGGTAAAAGGACGAGCTTGCATTCTTCCACGACACGTTTTTATTGATATGGAAGGAGAATATGTCAACGATGGTTCACCAATTATTATTGAATCGGCTGGAGTCACTTTTGAAGATCGTTTTTTTAAGTCGAAAATGGTGAATGTTGGTAGTGACTTGATTGTTTATCAATTCAATGTCACTTGTCGAACATGGAAGGATATTTCGCACCATTTTTGGAAAGATCAAGATTTGATGAGTAAACCTCGATTTGATGCCATGCTGGTAACCTTGCGTGGAAAATATCCTCACTTGATTGAATTTCCAGCTCACCGACTGGATTATCCGGTTACTGTTAGTTTTCATCCAACAGTCGACGGTCAACCAGGTATTGAACTTTCTGGAGGACATATAATCCACGAAAACGAAGGATTTTATTATAACATCGCAACAAAAAATGGCGATTGTGGAGGAGTCCTTATGTCAATTGACAAAAATTTTCCACGAAAAGTTTGTGGCATTCACGTCGCAGGCTGTGGAGGAAAGAGTGGAGGAGCTTCACTTTTTCTCTCGCAAGAGATGTTAAGTAAAGCTCTTCGCCAATTTGACGGTAACATTGCTGGAGCACCACCACGCGGACGTTACGAACATACTCTGGATGGAGTGAATTTGCAACCACAAGGTTCTTTCACTCTTTTCGGACGACTCACGAAACGCCTTTTTCAATCGCGAAAGACAAAAATTCGACCAAGTTTAATTCACGGGCAGATTTTTGAACCTACCACAGCACCAAGCGTATTAGATCCAAAAGATTCGCGAATGATCGTTAATGGTTCCCCTTTAAGAAGAGGAATTGAAAAATACGGAAATACAGCAATTTGGCTAGACGAAAGCATAGTTGAACGTGTGTCAAAACATATGACACAATTGTTTTCCGAATGGGAACCTCACATGGAGCCAAAAGTGGTTTCACTAGATCAAGCAATTAACGGTAACCCCGTCTATGAATTTGCTGACGGAATTGTGATGGATACTTCACCAGGATATCCATACAACCAACGCGATAAGGCACGTCCAGGAAAATTAGATCTTTTCATTGGAGAACCAGGTGCATATGTTATTAAAGACGCAGAATTGGCTGTTTTGACCGAAATGCGATGGGAAAATGCTCTGCAAGGACGCAGAATACCATCTCTCTGGATTGACTGTTTGAAAGATGAACGTCGATCCTTGGAAAAAATACGACAAGGAAAAACGCGCGTTTTTACGATACCACCATTGGAATTTACGCTTTGTTTTAGGCGACTTACGCTCGCTTTCAGCACTACGTTTTATCGAAATGCGCTTAAATTTTTTAGCGCTGTTGGAATAGATCCAGAATCCTACCAGTGGACGGATCTTTATAATCGACATGCGAAGGTTTCGCGAGAAGGTTTTGCCGGAGATTATTCTGGTTATGATGGCAATCTATCACCACAATTGATGATGGAATGCTGTAATATCATCAACAGATGGTACGACGATGACGAAAAGTTCCAAATCGCGCGACGCGTTCTTTTTGACGAGATAATTCACACCCCACAAGGGTGTTTGAACCTCGTTTATATGACGCACATTGGAAATCCTTCGGGAAATCCACTTACCGCCATAGTAAATACCATAATTGGCGGAATGCAAATGCGATATACTTGGATCGTTTTAGCACCAACTGCATTGAAATCGCTGGCCCACTTTGAAGAAAATGTTGTGGATACTGAGTACGGAGACGACAATCTCGTCACTGTATCTGATAAAGCCAAGCCATTTTTTAATCCGGATGATGTCTCCCGAGTTTTGAATAACATCGGGATGACTTATACTGCAGCGTCGAAAGATCGAGCAGTTTCTTGGGAACGTTTGTGTGATCTTACGTTTCTCAAGAGAGGATTCCGGAAAGGAGAACTTAAACGCTGGCTACCAACTATGGACATTAATACTATCCAGGAATTAACAAACTGGATAAGACAAAGCGATTTCGTTTCGGAAGAGGAAATGACGCTCGAGAATTGCAATAATGCTTTGCGATTCATGTTCTTTTACGGGAAGAGCAGATTCGAGCTTCTATACCGACAAATTTCGGAAAAGTTGCGAACATGGGGCCTTTCATCAAAGCTCCATGACTACGCTTATTATTACGAATGGTTCTACGAAATTTCCCATAAAGGAATAGAACCACAGATTTTGGAAATGCACGCTCAATCGAACGTAGTTCGAGAGTCCGTCAATGCAAAG